CTCAACCAACGAACATTGCTTTTTAGTCTGATAAACCCAAGAGTCTTGAAACTCAATAAACTCTAGAATATTTGGATGACCAACCAAATCAATGTTTACTCTTTGAGAACTCGCTTTTGAGAAAGCTGTATCGTTTGCGGTTGTCTTTGACGCAAACCACACTCTTTTATGGTCTATGCAAGCTTGGAGATATTCGTTTGATCTTCTCAAAAATGCAGAAGTAAAATTCTGTTTTATGCAAATAGCTCCATTTTCTTTATTGTATGTAGTTTTAGCTTTTACAATAGCTTGAATGTGTTCCGAGCCTTCTTTATCGGTTTCAAAGTCTATAAACGATAAATTTTTATGACAATACTCAGATTCGTTATAGCTATCAATAAACTGATAACCCGCGCTATCAATTACAATCAACTCTATATTAAAGGCTTCTAATAAATAAGATAAGTATTTGATATGATCCTTAAGATCGCCGCCAGCAACTGCATAAGAATGAATCAATGTAGAAGTTTTTGCTTCTTCATCGATTTCCATTACTGACATAGCAAAATAGTCAGAACTTGGACTGTTTGAAAACGATGGGTCAATTCCAAGAACGTATTTTTTATCAGCTACCCCTTTTATTCTTGTGGTTGGCATTTCTCCATCTGGAATGGTGCATTCGTGCATTTTTTTGGCACTGAAATAACTATCAGATCCATCAGTGAATTGGGCGCAATATTCGCGTAAAAACGAAGCATTTGACGAACCTCCATCTTGAGCTTCCTCAATGACTGTTCTATCAATCATGTCTTTGGGCATAGCTTCATAACTTAATTGAGCAATAAAATAAGACGCTTCTCCAACTTCCTTGTCTTGGATTTTGGCTATCCATTCTTTGTATGTCTTATATAAATTTTCAAAAGTGTAGCTAGCGGAAGAAAGAGCTATCATTTTAGAAGTGTTATCAAAAACAATTCTATCTTCTTCTTTAAGTAATCCTTCTGATATAAGTTTATCCTCTAGTTCTCTGATTTCGATGCGCTCTCCCATATTCTGTGGAGCCACCAAGAATGGCATCAATACAGTTTTGATAAGCTCCTCTGGAAGAAGAAGATACTCATCAAGCAACAATATGTTGGCGCGAAAACCACGAATCTTTTCACCGTTTAATGGAATTGCGGTTATTGTTCCGCCATTTATCTTCCATTCATTTTGGTCATTTCTTTTTGAAGGTTTGATTGAAAAAGCTTGAGCCAACAAATCCGCTCCCTTTGATTCAACTAGTTTCTCGATATTATTGAATATGAATCTTGCAGTACGAAAAGTCGGACCAGCAATGAGTATTTTTGTATTAGGTTCGAATACGCATTGAAGAACGCAGAACACAGCCGCTAAAAATGACTTACCTACGCCACGACCAGCTACGAACATACTAAAATTTCTGTTCAACATTCCTCGTAAAACTATTTCTTGCACTGGAGCCAGCTTGATGCCAGAAAGAAGCTCTACGGTAAATCCTATGTTATGACGGAGAAATTTAGCAAGAGTAATCTTAGCTTGCTTGTCAGACAAATCACCCTTCAACTCCAATAATTCCTTATTGTAATCTACAACTGATTTTTTGTATTTTTGTGTCTCAAACCACATTCAACAATTTTGTATTATATAAATATTGTAAATCGTATTCAAATAAATGCTCGTTAAAAAGAATAGATTTACAAAGAACCTTTGCTATTTCCTTGTCTTTCGCAAATAGAAATTGCACATTTCTGAATTCTTGATAAGTTTGTCTCACGTTATGAAATATATGCTGAGAGCTAGCCCGTACAAATTTTTTAATTCGCGGCATTTTATCAAAGCCGAGCATCGACCCCAAATCTTTCTCAACTAATACAATTATATTTTTTCCACAAACTTCTGCTCTTTGGAACTCCTTTCTCAATCTATCGTAGTTATTAGAAGAAAACGATTGAATAAAATCCATCATATTTTTTCTTTCAATGTGAACGAGTCCTTCTTTACCATTTATTTCACAAGCATAATCACCAAAGTTTAAATTTGTTATTTCAAAATTACAGTCTTCAAATACATAAGGCTTTTGCTCTCTTGTATCTACAAAAATTTTTCCATTCAAATTTTTTACTTGTAAATCATCTGAATCTTTGTATCTTCTATTTAGCTTTTGAAAAAATATAGAAGAGTCTCCATATATAGATTCAATTTGTTTTTTAAAAGGCCACTCTAAACTTCTAAGCTCAACTTCTGACATTTCCCAAATCAAGCCTTTTGAATCAATACGGTGATCTAAAATTTGCCCTAAAACCTGTTTTACTCGGTTAGGAGAATTTGTTGATATGTATTTAGACAAGTTCCCTTTTTTCTCAAAAAATTTTGATTCATAATCTTCATAATTTTTAAAAGTTATGATCTCTCCAGTATACAAATCAAATTTAGGAAAGTGCTTATGATAATATTCCTGTTGAGAAAGCTTGTGGGTTCTTAAGTGATAATGAAGCTTTTTGCGCTCTTCAAATTCTTGTGAACATTCTTCGCATTTAATCATTGTATTTGTCATTTTTCCTTAAATTGTCTTCTGCCCATAGTGGTTGCAAATTACTATAGTGAAAACATTCCTTTTGTTCCTCTGGATTACTCAGATCAAATCTCGTTTTTTAATTGGGTCGTACTCAGCCATTTAAAGCCTCGTCTTTTGAAAGTCCAAAAATTCTTGATTTAAGCTCATCCATACTAGAAAGATTTTCTATTTCTTTTTCGACAATCTGTTTTCTCATATTAGCCAGCTTGATCATTTTCATTCTAGATTCCTCTTCCTTCCAAGCTTCTACCAAATTAAGAATACTAGCATTCTCCTTAACCTGTTTGCTAATTCTCTCGCTTCTTTTTATCTTCAAATCATTAAGAAGTTTCTGTTGTCTATTAACACATTGATTGTATTCTGTGCGAGCAGAACTAATAGATTCGACAAGAGACATGGATATTCTTCGTCCCTCTGTGTCGTCAGCATTATCATCAAGCAGTTCTTGCAGCCGAACTATATTAGCTTGAATGTTGGATGAAATAACAACCTCAGTAGCAAGCACGATATATTGATCAACTTCTTCTTGAGTTAAGTCAGGCTTATCGTGCGTATATCTAACGAAAGAACTTTCAAATAAATTTTGATCTTGTTCAGAGGTATAAGTATTTATTTGATGAGAGTATCTAAATGTATGAAGATAACCGAGAAGAACTTCTGCACATTTTCTTTGAGCAGGAGTCAATTTGTCTTTATTGTATCCAGTAGGAACATACTTATTTATTCTTTGAATTGCGGCGTTAACGCTTTTCGGTGGTTTATAGCCAGTTCCATCGCTAGCTGATTCTTCATTTTCAGCTATGATGTGAGTTATCCTTGGATCAAGAGTTTTTATATGATCTCTGACAAGGTTGACTTCATTGTTTAAATTCGTAAGCTCTTTGTTGTCAAATATAGCTCTAGCTATTTCAAGCGGCTTCATCAAAGCGCAATGGTTAGCTATGTAAGACTTTTGGTCTTCAGTTAGTTCAGGAACTTCTTTCTTTTTGTATTCATGAGCCTTTCTTGCGTTTAAACTTCTTTCTTTAAGAAACTTGGAAACAGCCTTGCCATGCTTGCTTCTGCCGTCATAGCTTTGATCAGGATAAGCTTGCTTTATCAAGTCAATCAAGGATGGAGGCTCTTCGTTTTCATTCCAGAGTTTCAATACCGCCATCTTCTGCTCATCATTCAACAGTATATCTTGGCTCATACTAAAATATTATTTCATCATCTTCCAAAAGCTTTCTCGCTTTTGATGCTATCGACTTTATCAAATTTTTTATCTGTTTGTATCCGGGGCTTTTTGTTTTTTCTTTTACTCTATACCCCATTTTCTTTGCGGCGTTTTCCTCTGACATTTTTTCTACAAACACATATTGGAAAACTTTTTGTTCTGTTGGTTTTAGTTTTGGAACTAGTTTTTCTTTTATCTGTTCAAAAGCCAACTCCAAATCAACATGCCCACATTCATAAGACTCCACAGAGCTTATATTCTCATCCAGAGAAACTGGTAGCTTTGCATTGTAAGCTCTTTTTTTGTTTTTCTCCCAATTTTTATAAAGTGGACACAAACTACATTGAGATCCATAAATTGCGCATAAATCTTCGTGTTCAGAAGCAGCGCACTTCAAACATGGCTTTACATAATTTCCGTAATTGTTTCTAATCAAATTTTTAACCTGATTTGAAATTATACGATTAAGCCAAGGCTGCAAAGGTTTTGATTGATCATATAGATGCCATTTTTTAAACACATGGAATCTCAGGATTTGACTGACATCATCAAAATCCATCCAATTTATAATTTTAAGGTTCCACTTGCCTCTTCTTTTGGCAATCTCCAAATCAATAATATCTATACAGTCTTCGTATTTTATTTTCTTTTTAGGCATCCTTTGGAGGAGGTATCAATTCACCTAACTTGATAGATCTAGCTTTAGTGACTTGAATATCTACATCCAATTTGCTCAAATCAGGAAGACTTTCTGCAAATTCTCTTTGATCCGCCTTGACTTCTACCTTGATAGTCTCGACCGCTTGTTTTGCTCGACTAGAAAACATATGAGACTTGCATTTTACGCAAGAATTACTTTTCTTTGCTTGAAAGTAATCGTTTTTTGACCCGCACTTTGGACAATACACATTCATAACAAATTATACACTTTTTTAAAAAAAATATAAAATATATTAAAATTATGAACGTAAACGAAAAGCAATTAAATATATTAGAACAAAATCTAGAGGATATAAAAAGGCATTCATATACTTACATAAAAAAAATTGGACCGCAAACTCAAATTGTAAAAATCAATAATTTAGCTTACGAAGCTCTCAAGATTATAAAAGAAAAACTAAAACAAGAATAGCGAGTGTAATAAAGAGAAATGAGCGACCCGCTTCTAAAATCTGAAGTACACGCCGAAAGAAATACGGGTATTTTGGCTACCGGATACGATAGCCGAATTCAAACCTACATTACTGGGCAGGGTACGCCATTTGCCAGCGGATACGCTAAAAATCATATACTAAGAGATCTCAACCGAAGACTTTATAACTATGGGCTGTCTTCTTATATATCTGATGATTATGACGCTGGATTTAGGTCCACTACCTTGACAGGCATTTTAGCCGCAGGAGGAGGCGGTGGAGGAGGCGGTGGAACGTCGGTCGTTTCCACGACGGACCTAATCTCCTTCTGGAAACTGGATGAGTCGTTGGGGACGCGGTATGACTTCTTTGGCTCTAACGACCTGACGGACAATAACACCGTGGGGCAGGGAACGGGGAACGTCTATCCCAACACGGCTGAATTTGAGGTAGCGAATAACGAGTATCTGACGGTCGCAGACAACGCTGGGTTGCGCCCTGCGAATTTCACGTTTTCCTGTTGGGTGAAACTTGAGTCCAAAAGGGCGCAATCTATCATCGTTTCAAAAGATGTTTGGAACTCTAACGCTACTAGAGAATGGGTATTAGACTATGAATCCGGATTTGATCGGTTCAACTTTTATGTTTTTTACAATTCTTCGGGTGGCTATGATGTCGTTCAAGCTAACAACTTCGGGTCCGTGTCTGCTGGGGTCTGGTATCATGTTTGCTTAACATGCAACAATTCTGAGATAACAATCAGAGTCAACGGGGGGACCGCAGATAGCACAAGCGTCACATCTTCTCCAAGAAATACCTCTTCATCTCCTCCGTTTGCCATCGGGACGTTTTTTAGTTCACCGGGGACGTCGTTCTCGAATGCTGGTATGGATGGCTTGATAGAAGCTGTTGGCATCTGGTCCCGTGTTTTATCCGACGCCGAAATCACCGCACTAGCTAATAAAGACGATCCGTTCTACGATCAATTTACGGTTGTCTCCAAAGAAGACCTTGTTTCTTTTTGGAAGCTGGACGAAGCTTCTGGGACTCGTGTTGACGCATTCGGATCTAACGATCTGACCGACAACAACACGGTTGGTCAGGCGACCAGCTTGACGGGAGTCCCTTATACTGAAGGCGCAGATTTTGAAAGAGGCAACACGGAGTATTTGAGTATCACAGACGCGAGTCAAAGCGGATTAAGTCCGCTTTCTTCAGACTTCTCTGTTTCTGTTTGGGTTAAGTTTGAGTCGCTTCCGGGTGGTTCTGCGTTGGCGATCATTGGGCAAGATGATTACGGGACAGGAACGTCAACAGACAGAAGTTGGTTGTTGTCTTATTTGACAACGACCAATCGCTTCACTTTCTACTTATTCGGAGGTGCATCTTTCACGGCAGTTGAGGCAGACAATTTCGGAGCGGCATCGACAGGGACTTGGTATCATATTGTAGCAACTTATGATGCTACCGCGCAGGAAACGTCAATTCAGGTTGACGGAGGTTCCGCCAATACACTGTCTCACACAATAGGGACTAACAATTCAACAACAGACTTCGGAATAGCTTTGCAGCTAAACAACAGTGTTGCGGAATCGACTTTTGACGGCGTGATTCAGGCGGCAGGAATCTGGTCCCGTGTTTTATCC